CGAGCTATGCATTATTGCTGTGTGGTTGATACCGCTAGCGAACTGTGCTCTCTGTGGAAGCTTCACCACATGAATAGGAGACGAGGACTATGGCGGTAAAGGGAAAGGCGCGGGAGCACGACGAGGACGATAATCGGACAGTCTCTCAGATGGCGCACGAGCACGCAGGGGAAACGGTTGGAGTAATCGACCCCAACCAATTCACCGGAAACGGCGGCAATCTGCTCAACGCCGCTATGAACGACGAAAACAGCGGCGGCGCTGGCGGTACAGCCACGGCAGACGTTCGTGCGACAAATAAGCGCACCGATCAAGAGAAGCGCGAGTCATTCACGAGGCTAGCCTCGATACGGGCATCGAACGCCTTGGACGCGATGCGCGGCATAGGTCACCTGGCGAACACAACGAGCTATCTGTTTGACGAACCGCAGGTAGAGCGGATGTTGAGCGCTCTTGAGTCCTCCCTGGCGGCGCTGCGCAAGAATTTCGCAAAGGCGCTCGAACCCAAGCCACCGAAGATTGAGGGGCAGCGCCAGAAGCGTGGCGAGCGCAACCTCACCTTTCGACTGTAGCGAGGCGACGGAATGGAGAATAGTCGCCATACAAGCGCCTTGCATTCCAACACGTGTTACGAACAACACACACCAGATGGCGGCATCATCAGGCTGTCAAGATGGTCCGAAGGATTCGTCCTCTGGTACAACGGCCGAATTGTCTGGCGATCGTGGCAGCAAGATTGCGGGGTAGAGCAGCCCGATAGCTCGTCAGGCTCATAACCTGAAGGTCGCAGGTTTGAATCCTGCCCCCGCAACCAAATCTCACGGAGGGGATCGATATGCAACCTTCAAGGCCAACGTGGACACAAGCAATAATCGAGAAATGGAGCGCGTGGTTAAGCCGCGGTCACGACGATGTCGCCCATATAACGCGCTATGACGTCTACATTTTGCTTGATGAGATAAGTCGATTGGAGCGCAAGCCCGTCGTTGCCAAGCTCGATATATACGAACTAGACGGAGACGGTTCCGGTGACGAGTGAACGAACAGTACAGGCGGCGATAGCCAGTAAGTGCGAGCGGTGCGGCAAGGAAGCCGGCAGAGAGCCCCATTCTTGCCCGTACAAGTCTGAAATCAACGACGATTCTGAAACTTTATGCACTTGCTGTTGGGACTGTCAGGTTGAGTGCTCAGATAACATCTGATGGCTGATTGCAGGGAATGCGCATGACCTACAGCCACGGCGAGCGACCGCTGTTTATGGTTCTCCTTGGCTGGCGCATAACGAAGCTAAAGCATGCGCTCCGTCGTCTTTTTAAGAGGTACTGATGAGTTGCCAATTCGCCGAGTGGTACGCATACGCCTTTACTGGCATGATCTGTTGGTGCACTGGCGGTTTGACTTGCTGCATATTGGCTTGGTGGTGGGAGGTTAAGAAACGTGATCGCCAAAGACACTAAGGAGCACGCCAACTATCGCCTTGCCAACCCGAAGGGGACGAGGCGTTGCGGCACCTGTCGCTACTTTGAGCGAGAGGAACCGCAAAAGTGTACGAAGGTTTTGGGAACGATCGCGCAGAATTGGTTGTGCGATTGGTATAGAGAAAAGGAATAGCCGCGGGTAGTTCGTACGCGTTCGGGAATAACCGAACCGCGGTTATAGCCGTACCGGCGGCTTTGTTTATTCGGGGAACTTGTTTTCTGGCAACCACCGCAAGCGCCCCGATGCCGGTACGAATCGCCGCGATTAGCCTGTGAGCACTCATGATCAACGCGGCGCCAGGGGAGCACGAGGGCCGCCGAAACACATGCTCAGATAGGCCGCTGTAGCGCTTTAGTGCTCCCCGCAATAATTCATAGCTCATATTCAAGTCATGCAATAATTCCGGTTGTGGGTGCCTCTCACCTGTGGTTATATACTTTTAGTTCAACCACAGGAGAACGCAATGTCTGGCACGGGATGCGGTCAACTCTACGGTCGAGGTCCTTCTGGCGACGCGATTGCTTTCCGCCACCACACCACGAAAGAGTTAGAGCGCGATTTACGCTCCCCCTCAATTGACAAAGACACGGCCGAGAGAATTAAGGCCGAGCTCGCGCGACGAGTTTTGCGCCGCTTCGAAAAAAGGCACGGACTAAAGCCCAATACCGTTCGCACCTAAACCATCTCCAACCCACAGGGGACCGCAAATGCGCAACATCGAAAAGACCGCCTCTATCACTCTCACCTACTCTCAATGGAATATGCTTTTTATCGCTCTGTACGATGCGGAGTCGTACTGCAACCGCAATGACATGCCGTCAACGGGTCGAGATATCGGCGCTCTGCGCACTCTGATCCAAAATCAGGGCGGCCTCGACCGGGCGACGCGCGAGGCTTTCGCCGCCGACTTTCCCGAGTTGCGCGTTGATCAGGCGATGACGGACGAGGCTATCGCCAAGACTGATGAGGTCGAGATTACGCATAGCGTTCTGCACGGCGACGAATAACCCACGGAAGGCCACGGCCGGCGGCGCGAGAAATAGCCGGCCACTACCTCCAAACATAGGTGACCAACATGCCAGCCCAAATAATCGGGGGATGGTTAGAGGGCAAAATGGTGCGGCAAGCTCGCAAAGCGGGACGTTGCGCCTATTGGCGAGGACTCGGAAAGGGTCGCTGTGAAACTCGAATCGAGAAGGGGCATTTTTACGCGGAGGGGGACTATGACGACGTGTCGCCAAATCCGTTTGTGTTGACACGCTATTGCCTGCACTGCGCAGGACCGGAAGCAATCGCAACCGTTGCCTTAATAGGGTGCTAAAGGGGACCAAAATGCACAAATTCTCAATCGGCCAACAGGTTCGTATCGTCCATTACAGCCATCCCCATTGCGGGGAATTCGGGACCGTCCGATCGGTGCTCGCCGACGGCGCCGCCGCTGTGCTCCTTCTCAAGCGCTTTAACGGCCGCCTGGTGTCGGTGATGTTCGATCAAGTCATCCCAGCGCCGGGCATGACGTTCGACGACGGGTCGGCCAAGTCCCGCGGCACGGGCACGGGCGTCCCCGAGTTTAGCCGCGCGTCGCACCTATCATGATCAAGCCGTCGCAAGCTTTCCTGTTTGGAGTGCTCATGGGTTCGCTCATTGGCGCGAACCTCGTCATCTGGATTGGTGGCGCGCTCAACATGTGCGCCATGCACTAACAGAAAGGGGGTGCGAGGACAAAAACGAGCCTGGTCGGATGGTATTCATGATGTCCGAGTACCTGTTGCCCTCAGCGCCGGCCAGGTTTTTTCCTCGCCTTATCCTCCGCGAATTCCCATTGGTTTTTGTACGCAAATTCGCCCGCGATCATAAGGACGCAATCATGAATCCCCGTGTCAGCCCGTTCTACGGTGGTGCGAGTGCAGAGCTTGTCATTGACGATCACACCAACACTTTGCAGAAGGTCGTGGACGGCCTTAATTCTGTTATCTGCATCGCCACGTTTGACGGCTTTCGAAAGACTTATATTCAATTCGTAAGCGCCGAAAACCCCGCTGCCTCTGATCTGCGGCGTCAAAGCCCGCGATGCGTCATGGTGCCATTTTTTGTATTTGACGCTGGTTGTGACGCGACCGCCACGGTTGAACCTCCAAAGGGCGTTCGCTGACGGCGGATAAGGTATGTAAAGGATCATCGTGTGCGTCATGCCAAAAATCCTAAATCCAGAACTACAGTTTGAAATCGGCGCCAGAATAACAGCGGCCCGCGAGGCTCGCAACCTTCCCAAGGCGCAACTCGCTCGTATGCTCGGAATGGCCTTTAACCAATTACATAAGTATGAGGCCGGGGTTAACTGTCCCAGCGTTGCGCGCATACGAGACATAGCGAAACTGCTTAACGTACATCCATGCAAAATATGCGGTTGTTGCGATGACGAATAGATTTGATGCGGCATTTGTAGTCCTTGGTTCGATCATCCTAGCGGCCGTTCTTGTCACGGCGGTTGCCGCCGGCATGACGTTCGACACGTTCGCGTTGCTCGCTCTGCTTGCCATCAATCTTGAAATACTAAGAGAGGTGAAGGATGCCAGACTCCACAAAGACAACGATTAGCGCGACCGAAGCCTCGGCGCTGTTCAATGCCAATCCTTCGTTAACGTACTGGATGCTCTATCACAAATTCAAGAGTGGCATGGAGGTCGAGCGCGATGGCGACCCCCGCATGAATTGGGGCAAGAAGCTTCAGCCGCTAATCATCGAGCAAGTCGCGCAAGACAAAAAAATGGAGGTGGTTCCCAATGTTGGCGATAGCTATTTTCGTCGTGCTCGTCTCGGCGCCACTCGCGACGCTCTTATTGTGTGCCCTGATCGAGGACCGGGTGCCCTCGAAATAAAGTGCGTGTTTGACTATCACTCGTGGATGACAAATTGGAACGGAGGCGCCGATGTCCCACGTCAATATGAAATACAACTCCAAACACAAATGTTGGTCGGTGACGGAGAGCAAGACAATCCCAACATATATTCGTGGGGGATTATTGCTGTTTGGGTATGCGCTGATATGCACTATTTTGAGCGGCGCCCTATTCCTGATCTTCATGATGCACTCATTAGTGAGTCTAACGAGTTTTTCCGTCGCTTGGATGATGGGCCAGCCCCCGATCCATTCGGGTCCTCTATAGAGTTGCCGCTGCTAAACCGCCTCTACGCGCCAACGCCTCAAAAGGTGCTCGATCTGTCGAACGATCGAGCGCACCTGGCGACCATGACGATGGTGTCGGACTATAAGAAATTCGACGACGATTGGCGCTTCAACGAGCGCTCTGCGCAAGCGTTAAAGGCTCAATTGCTCGCCCTGGCGAAAGACAACGAGAAGGTGCTTTTGCCGTGCGGCGTCAACTACCGAATCAGGCGATCGGGGAGGGGTCGAATCATCGTGCCCTACATTCCCGATCGCTTGTCACCACCTCCGCCACCGCCAGAGCTAGTAGAGGGGATCATATGACAGAAGAACAACGCGAGGCTTGGATTGCGATTACGCTTGTCGCGGTCGCCACCATCCTGATTTTCTTCATCGACATACCATGGTGATCATATGAGCACCGGGGAACAAGACGAACGAAAGGCCGTGGCGGGTTGGACGTTCATTGCCGGATTCCTGATCGTCGCTATCTGCGTCGGAGAAATTTTCGGCGCCGCTTGGGGATGGATGGTCATCGGCCTCGCTCTGGTGTTCGTGGCCGTGAAAGAGGATTGGGACGATGAATGATTTGGTCTTGTTCGAGCAGCAACTAAAGCCGCTCGCTCCAATATTCGCCGAGGTGCTTGGCAAGACGATGCCGGTCGAGCGCATGGTCCGAACCGTCATCGTCTCGTGCGATCGAAACCCGCGCCTCTTAAAGTGTGACCGTCAAACTCTGCTCAACGCGGCGATGACGTTCGCCGTGTTGGGATTGGAGGTCGATGGGGTGACGGGGCAGGGCTTCCTTGTCCCGTTCGGGGACACCAAGAATAACCGGGAGGTCGTGCAACCGATCATCGGCTACCTTGGATACACCACGCTTGCCGCTCGCGCCAAGCTGACGATAACCGGCCGCGTCGTGCGCGAGGGGGACGGGTTCGAATTCGATGAGGGTCGAGGGTACGTCGAGCACGTGCGCAAACTCGGCGGCGAGTCCGATCGCAGGATCATTGCCGCTTGGGCCAAGGCGGCAAGCAACGATCGCCCGCCGGCCGTCCGCGTGCTTTCCATAGACGAGTTGCTTGCGGTCAAGGCCAAGTCGCCCCAAGGAAGCAAACCCCCTTGGGGAGACCCGGCGATCGGTTTCCCGGCCATGTGCGAGAAGACGGCTAAGCGTCGACTCCGTCGCGACATGCCTCTCAACGTGTACCAAATGGCGGCCGTCATGGAGGAAGCGCACGAGGAACGCGGCGAGCACTCGTGGATTCATCCCGACAAGGGCGTGATGATCGAGGGGGAGGTGATCAAACCAAATCACACAAGCAACACGCCAACGGCCGCGGAATTGATGGCGCCCGTTGGATTAGAGACAGAGGCGCGCATGGCCGCCGAGCGCGGACGGGACACCTTTTCGGCGTTCTGCAAGCGCCTCAAAAAATCGCAGTACGACTCAATAAGGCCGTTTCTTGAAAGCCTGCGACCGGTCGTCGAACAAGCAGAGAGGGAACTAGGAAAGTGAACGAAAGCAGCAAGGAAATTATCCGTCCCGCGCCGAAGGGCCATAAGGCGAAGCGTGGGGACTGCGGAACGTGCCTTTGGTTCGAGCGCGTCAACGAGGAACCGAAGAACAACGATCCTTGGGCCGGTTGGTGCCTCTACAATCCGCCCATCCCGAGTCAGGCGATGCAAGTCAACCAGATAACGAATCAGGCTCGCCCGATGTTTCAAGGCATCGTGCCGCCGACATTCGAGACGCGCCGCTGCCACCACTGGCGGCCGGCCGGAACGGCGCCCCCCTTCGACGACGAATTCGAGATGGTGAGACCACATGGAAAAGAATGACACGCCGCGGCTGTCGGTGCCGCAATCTCAACGTCTGGCGGCGCTTGCCGCTACGCAGGCTAAAAGCGTCGCCGAGATCGAGCGCATGTCGCTTGAGGTGCAGTTGCGCCAATGGTCCGTCGAAAGGGCCATCGAGGCGATAACCGGCGCTGATCCGAAAGGTACCGGTCCAGTGTCGGAGGTCGCCAGCGACATATTTACGTTCGTCTACGAGCCTATCGCCAACAAGGAATGACGCCGTGAAACTCTCCCCCTGTCATCAGGCGATCTTCGATGAATTGAAGAAAGGGCCGCAAACGATCGTCAATTTGATGTACGCGATCTGGGGGACCAAAGACGGTCCGGAGTGGCCTTACAATTCACTCCGGAATCACGTCTCTATGCTCAACAAGAGAATCGGCAATCAAGGTCTGCGCGCAATCAAAAAGCATCCCGGGAGAGGTAAAGGCTCAACGTTGTATCAGCTTGTGGAAATTTCTCCGACGGCGCCGTGGAATCCGCAGCGAATGACCGAAGAACGAGCAAGGGAGCGCCGCCGCTATTGGGTTCGGTGGCGCAATTTGAATAAGGAAACGAAGCGCCGAGTCATGGAAAAGAAGATTGACCCGTTCGCCGTATATCCCGGTTAGAAATCGAAGCGAACGCCCGCCGTCCACGAGTTGCCTAGCGCCGGGCAAATGCTCGTGAACCCGAGGCACACGCCGGTCGTCTGGATCTTATAGCCAGCGTACACGTCGGCGATGACGCTGTTTGACAGCCGCGTCCACATACCGATCCCGATTTCTGGCGCAACCATCCATTCCCGGTTCGACCCGAGCGTAGTCCCGTCGCCGAGGATGAATTGCGCGCTGATGTCCTGCTCGTGAACGCCTGCGTAGAGATACGGGACCGCCGGCCCGGCCGTGACGCCCACGGGCAGGATTGGCAAGCCGGGAGGCTGTAGGCCGCCGAGCCCGGGGAACATCGAGAAAATCTGCGTAATCATCGGAGCGCCGACGCCTACGCGCTGGAAAAGATCGATCGGTCCTGAGAGGCTAAGACCGTTCGTAGCGCCGTTGGCGTTGACCCAATTGGCTTGCCCCTCTACGAACCAAAACCCGCCAGCCGTGCCCGTGGTGCACGTGTAGCCGATATTGACGCCAAGCTCGCCCTGAACAATCGAGGCGCCAGGTACGGGCGAGTCCTTGACCACCCCAGCAACGCCCGAAGTGCCAAGACCCATATAGAGGCCGCACCCCGAGAGCGGGATCGTGCGCGGCAGCGCCTTGACGGGAAGGTCGGCTGCGGAGACGGCGCCGATCGGCGCGCTCGCCAGCAAGGCGGCAAGAAGAATCCGTTTCATGTGTTCCCCCGAGTTGGAGTGCGTGATGAATCACTATCACGGGGGAGAGTTGCGTTTGTGCAACAGGCTGGAAAAAAGTGACGAAATTTTCTCGTTTTGCGCGTATAAAAAAATTCACCGATTACCACAAGTTGCATACAACCGATTTGATGATTGCAGTGTGTCTAGTCTGCGGCGATGATTGGCCTGACTCGGCTGGGAACGTTGGTCGTGGAATCGGCAGAGACGATAGGTCTTTACACTCTAGCGGCGGCTAGCGTTGCTGCCGTGGCCCCTATTCTCTCCCTGATCGTAAACGCCAAATTGAGGCATAAGGAAAAACTAGAGGACTACGCGCGGCAAGATATCGTCGCCGCCCAAGCAGCCCAAGCCGCGGCTCTGTTGCTGGCAGCGCAGGCCAAGACCACCTCCCAAAACGTCGAGACACAAGGGAAACTCAATCAGATTCACACTCTGGTTAATTCGAACCTGACAAAGGAGATGGGCGAGCGTCTGGTGTCCCTGCGCGCTCAAGTAATTCTCAGCCGTGAGGTGATCAGACTCAACAGACACAACGGCCTTGAACCGGACGAGGCGGCAAGGTCCGCCCTTTCGAATTTGGAAACGGCGGTTTCCTCCCTGGAAACCGCCTTAAGAGAGCGGGGGAATGCAACCGTTCGCGCGGATAGCGAACAAACATAGGAGTCGGCGGTCATGAAAACACTGGTTGTGTGCACTATCTCCGCATTTTGCGTGACCTCGGCGCTGGCAATGCCGTCGGACACGCCGCGCGTCGATCCTCGTAGCGCCCATTACGATGGCCCTGGCGCGCACTGCAAGACTGTGCGTGTGCACCATCACTTTGTGAGGCGATGCCGCGACTGACATGCGCGCGCGGTTCTATTGCCACTCTGTTCGCTCTGACGATGACGGTCGCCTGTCCATTCACATGTCGGGCGACCTCAACGGCAAGGGAAGCGCCGAGATATTGATGAAGGCACCGTTTCACGCGTTCGAGGACGGCGAGGTGCCGAGAACTTGGCACAGCTACGTAGTCACTCTGCAAATGGTGGCGGACAATGAACGGGTGGACTCCGGACGAGATAAACAGGATTGAGGCCACCGCCGCCAAATCCGGTTCCCTGTGGGAGCGCGCCGCCTACTTGCACCGCAATACGGGTCTTGGATGGCACGTATGCATAGCTTGGGCGCACGCCATCAAGCGGAAATTTAAACTTTTGAACGGCGACGATTAAGTCTTAGGGCCAAGCGCGCCGGCCACCGCCGTTGATGTCAGATGCAGGTACGTACCCACCCCGTTTCCAAGCAACGCCAACCATACACATGTACTTTGGATGTCCATGGCGATTGCGGTTGGAATCCATACCGGTAGCGGCGTTTGCCCCGCAATTCCTATGAAAGTGAAAATGGCCATTATCACGGCCGCGGTGTTCGGGTTCATATTTGGACTCCTGCCGGGGTGGTGTTCCACGCTAGGGCGAGTTCGGCGTCGGAACCGTCAAACCAACTGACATCCTCCTTGGCGCCTATTCCGGGGATTTGGTGGGGGTTCGGCCCCTCCCCATCGCCGCTGCGCTGCCAGAGCACAAACTTAGTCCATGGCCTCGGGATGGCGTCACCTTGCGAGTATTCGGCGAGCCAAAGCGGATATTGCGCCAGGGCAGGCGACGGAGCGCCGCGCGCAACTTGGTCCTTGATTACGCCGCCGCCATACATCCATGGCGTTTGGTTGGTAGCGATCCGGATGAGTTCGAGCCATTGGATCGCTTGCCAGAGCGCGAGCCGGTCGTCTTCGTAGTCGAGCGCGTACCGCGTCGCCGGAACTAGCGCCGACGGACCGACCGCCTTGAGGAAAAAAGAAACCTGATCGCCGACATCCCCGGGGCGCATGAAATGATAGGCGCCCCATTTGAGCCCGGCCGCAATCGCTTTCGCCCGGCGCGACTTGTAGAGGGGGTCAACAAACGTCACGCCCTCCGTCGCCTTATGGAGTACGCCGCGATAACCGGCCGCGTATGCCTTGGTGAAGTCCGCCAGGTCTACCAGCTTGCCGTCGCGCTCCTCGGAAGCGTCGCTGTGGTACATGTCAAAAACGAGTGGCCGCAACGTCATAAAGGTCATCTCCGCAATCTGATCACACGCCTTCGCGGCATCATGCGTCGCCGCCGGCCCCGAGGTCGCACGCGAACTATCATCGGTCTGCGCATAGCTACGCTCCTGGCGCCCACCAAATGTCACAGTTAATCGGACCGGTGCCGCCGACGATTAGCTGAATTCCGAGACCGGGCGCGCTGGACTGCCATAGATAGTCGCCGTTGATCGCCATACGCTCGATGTCGATTTGGCCGAGCGTCAAACTGTACACGGTAGACAGAAGATTGCCGCCCGTGTCCTGAAACTGGTAGGTCGAGGCGGCGACCGCCTGAATCCGATAGCGATAGATGCACGCCCGTTGAACGCCAACGAGCGCCGCCGCTGGAACGATCGTTTGCGTGCCGGCAACGAGCGGCGTTCCCTTGCTCGAAAACAGTTGTTCTTCGTTTCGGAAGCGTAGGCCGCCCGACATTTGATCAATACTCCAAAACAGTGACGATCGCCGTTCCGCCGGTCGCGATAGCGTTAAGCGCGGCGCCCATCCCGCCAGATGTCCCCGAGGCGGCTATCAGAGCTGGAGGAACGAAACACGTGCCGGCCGCAATCAGGATTCCGTTGTTCGCGGCGGGCGTCACCTGTGTCATTCCGGGCGGGTTGGTTGGCGCCCACCAAATCGGATTTGTCGCCGTGCAAATTTGAAACGATCGCCGCGACGGGTTGACGGGCGCGATTGCCGCTACCGCGCCGGTCGTGACGCTCGTGATGATCATGTCCGGAAGGTTCGCCGTCGGTTGAGCCTTCGCCTTTCCGCCGAACCCCCAATAGAGGATGGTCAGAACGAAGATGGCGGCGAACAGCGCGAAAGCAGCGGTCCACGATGCTTCGCGGGCGCGGGCGTCAAATCTCACGGCGATTCTCCTTTTTTGAGTTCCGAGGCAACGGCCAACAATGCCTCGATGGTGGCGCTTTCCGTGTCGGGGGGTGGCGCGGCGGATTGTCGCGCAAGTTGGCCGAACGGCGCAAGAGCCTCCCGGAGGCGCCTGGCTTCGTTTTCGTGAAAAGCGATCTTGGCCGTCACTGCCCGAAAAACCGTCCCGACGGCCTCGATTAAGTCTGTCGATCCGGATTCCGCCGACTCGGCCGGCCGAAGATTGAGTCGGGCGCCGGTCCCGGTCGATCCGATCACGGTCACGCGTTCGGACCCGTTCGGCGAGGGGGTTGGGATTTGTTCATACGCGGTCGGCTTGCGTACTTGAATCTTGGAATCTTGCTGCTCAGTCATCGAAGAACGATCCATCGTCGCCTTTAAGCTTCATCGTGACAGCTATGAACTTGATGCAATTGGCGAAAAGCAAGTTCTGCTCTTTAGCGTCCCAGCCCTCCGCATTTAGGGCTTTTTGCATCTTTTCGCGCACCACCGTTACGAAAGCGTCCTCTGGCTTTTCTACTTCCGCCGGCCCTTCGTTCCTTCGCTTAGATGAGACAACGGCGCCCATCGGCCTCTTACCTCGCTGTTGAAGAATTGCCCCTTAGACGAGGCATTTAACCACCTCAGAAACTCGCCGATCGGGATGTTAGGCCAGGTCCATTGCGAGCCATCCCGAAAATTGGCCGTAACGCTGTTGGTCGCCAGGTTATAGCCGATTGACTCTATGACCGACGAATCCACGTTGGTTTGAAAGTTCCCGAGGTCGTCAGCCAGGGCGATAATCTCTTGAGCCCGTAACAGAGCGCCGCTCGCCAGCGCCGCCGCTGCCGCCGCAACAGTCTCGGCAATTTCTGCGGCGCGATTGCGCGGCTGAAAGCCCTGTTGCTCAAAGTCGTCATCATCGGCCATCTGTCCACTCATGCGCCAGAGCGTCTAATCTCTGTCTGTCCCTGAGTTCGTTAAACAGCGTTTTCGGAGGCTTCATAACCGGCGCGTCCCGTTTGACGAAATGACCGGGACGGCCGCCTGCCGGGTCTGTGATGCGAGTCCATTGCGCTTCAAACCCCCAACACCAACCAACTATTTCGTAGAGGGGGTGCTTGTCACCGTACACAAGCAGATACGCCCACCACGGGTTTCCCTTTATCTGCACACACAGGTCGTAAGTACATTTCGACCTACCTTTGACATCGATCCAATCTTCGAAGTCCGGGATTTTTCCGCCGATGTTCTCGCAAATGTTCCATTTCACCGGATTGAGATAAAGCTTCGCGGCTGCCTCACACCTGGCGCCGATAATATCTAGCTTGTGTGCCTTTTTGCGATCCGTCGGCGCGCCGTTGGTGGGCGGCCTGTTCTTTGATGTGGCGCTCTCCAACCATCTGCGCGCGAGATCATCGGCGAACTCTATGTGTTCCCGCCCCAACGTAATCCACACCGAGTCCGACATCACGCGCCGCCGGATGTCAGGATATCGAGTTGGTGTTGAGGACTGAGCGGGCTTTGCGGCTTGAGCGCCGAACCGGCGCCGCCCGCCTTTAGCGCCTTGGCAAGCGCGGCCTTGTCTTTCGCCTCTTGGGCCATGCGAAGCTTGTCGGCCGCGGCGGCCTCCTTCTCTCGCACCGTCCCGATGATTGCCCGATTGCGCGCTTTCGCGGTCGGAAGCATCCCGAATTTTTCGGACATGCCTTTCCCCGCCCCAGCGAACAGGCCGCCCTCTAATGCCGACCGCGCATAGGCTTCGGGATCGAGCGCCGCCGCGCGCGCCTTGTCGCGAGCCTCGCCCGGCGGTTGCCTCGCCCAATCAACGAAATTAGGCGCCTGCGTTGCCGCGCTAGAGGCGAGCCCGCCAACGAGCGCCGACTTGGCCATGGCCCTTAAAAACGCAGGGTCTTCTACCCCGTCCATTTCCTCGGCAAGCTTCGTGCGCCAAGCCAATTCGTCTTTTGCGCTTTTCGGAGCGCGAGCCTTGGTCGTTTTCAGGAACGCCTGCTCTGCGTCCTTTGCTGATCTGTTGAGACCGAGCGCTCGGCGCCAGTTTTGATATATCGGCGCGATCGTTGAGAGACCAACGGCTCCCATCTGCAATTCTTCCATTTCCTGCGGATGTTTTTCCGCCCACGTCATCGTCAATTGCTTGCGATGCTCTGCCGCCGCTTGGAGAAATTGCGCTTTCTGCGCGCGGGTCTGGCCTGGATCGCCGGGAACGGTAATCGAGTTGTAGATTTGCTTTTCCTCCGGGGAAAGCTTCTCGACCCCCTCTTTTACGTGTTCGTCAAAGTCTTTCTGTTCAGCCAGATTTTCCGCGCGCTCTTTCGAAAGCTTCTGTTGCTCACCGAAGAACGCATCGCGCGCTTTAGCGGTCTTTTCCCGATCGGGAAGCATGCGACCCGTTTTCGGGTCTGGCGAATACTCCTTAATGTTGTTGTACCGCATATCTGCGGCTTGGCGTTCTTCAGGGTCGGCGATAAACGGGAATTTCGAATCTGCCGCCGTTGCGGTCGGCGAGAACAAGCCCGCCCCCATGGCGCCGCCGGCTTTGAGCGCGTTTGGAATGCGCGACAGGACCGGACCGGCCGCCCACCCCGCCGCGGACATGCCCGCCTCTTTCGCCGCCTGGCCGTACTCGCCTCGCATAGCGCTTTTGGCGGCATTGAGTCCGGGCACGAGCATATTTTCTAGCTCGCCCGTGAATTCGGATTCCTGCCGGCCGCCCGATGGCTTGGCCGCCTGGCGCGTGCGCATGGCCGCCACCTCGCCTGCGGACATCGGCTTTGCGTTCGAGAACGCTTCGGTCTCGTCCGAGCCTTCACCGTAGTAGTCGGTCCCTTCGGGCGACGTGAATTTGAATGTCGGCATCACATGACTCCGTGCAGTCCGTAGAGGTGCCAAAGAAAGGCGCCGACAACGGCGAAGACGATAGCGAAGACCAGAACCTTCATGCTACTTTTGTCCGTTCCCATTGCGTCGCCTCTCTGCCTTCTCCAACAAATCGTTAAACCGCTTGAAGTCTTCAGGTGTCGCCTGCTTTGCTGGCATATTCGCAAGCCGCGCGTATTCGCGAGCCTCGCGAGGTGCCAAATAGGCTTCTGCCTCAACCGGTTCCGTCATCCTACTTGCTCCGAACTCCAACCCTCTGGCAGGGATGATTGCGGTCCTGGCGGTTTGCCGAAAGGACTCGGCAAGTCAAAGTCCTCTTGTTTTTTCCCGGTTGACGTACTGAGAGGACCGCCCGCCTTTGGCAGAATCTGGCGATGTATTGGCTGTAGCTGCCGTTGCGTTGAATCTGGCGCGTTAATCGGCGGCATTTCCTCGCCTCTGCGCTGTTCGCCCACCGCCCTGTGCTCTCTCTCGATTGTCCTTTTGATCTGATCGAGGATTGCCTGATATGCCTCCGGACTGTCAGCCTCAGAAATCTTATCCTCAGCCTCTCGCCGCGCGTAAACAGTGACGATGTTTGATCGAGGATTGAGCACGCGAGCGAGTGTCGTCGCAAGTTCCATGTTCGCCAGTTGGAAATTTCTGATAGCCGGATCGCCGCTAGCTTGCGCCGCGCTCTGGATTATCTTGTTGACGTATGGAAATGCCGTCGCGGGCACCGCTTGAGCGGCTTGCGCTGCTCTTTCGAGAACCGGTCCAGCGCTGCGCATCACGAGATCGATATTTGCGCCCGCGGTTGCGACCGTCCTTGACTCGGCGGTTTGCGCCGCCGCCTCTGCTCTGTATTTTTTGGCGTCGTAATTGGGATATTTCTCGGCGACCAATTGCATGATGGCCGCGCCGCGCGCGCCAGGAATCGGCGGCAATTGATAGTTTCCGATCTGATCCACAAAGGCGTCCGCTTTCTTGGGATCGTACCCAAGCGCGCGCATTTGCGCGACCGCCTGGCGCTGCTGGAATTCGTCCTTTCGCTCTGCGATCTTCGCGCCGTCCGATTTAAGCTTTTCCTGCGCTTGCGCTTGTTTGTCATAAAGCTGCGCGATCGTTAGCTCGTTCTTCGCGCGCGCCGCCGTCGCCATTGCCTGGTCTTGGTGTTGCTGCGCGGCTATCTGCAATTCGACCGATTTCTGTTCGATCGTTAGCTTTCGATCCTCCATGATTTCACGGTAATCGGTCAGGGCGTTCTCGTTCGCCTCGATCGCCCGTTTATTTTCAGCCTCCCAAATTTTCATGTTGTCGTTGAACTTGGTTTGCGAGCCGGCCGCATAGCCGTCGAGCGCGCCTTGCATCGCCCCGAGCGCATTGGTCACGTGATTGCGCGTGAATGCCCCGGCGAGCGCGCCGAGAAGCATTGACGCCATGATCCAAGACTGCGCGGACTCGGTGTCTACCTGTGGGGCGGGCGGCGACTCCCGCAAATGCGGTCTGGCGGGGAGAGGCTTTTCAAGTTCCGACATAAGAGCCTTCCGCCGAGGCTCAAGGTCGCGCGAGCGGGTATCGTACCCTTTCGCTTCATCCTCAAAATACTTTTCCGCCCTCTCTGTGTGTTCTTCGGCCTTGCGGCGATCCTCCTCAATGCGAGCATCGAGAGGATTGGGTTCCGGTTCCGGCGGCGGGGGTGCGGGAGGCGCGGGAGGCGCCATCGCATTGCGAAGCGTTGTACGCGGGTCGGGCGTCGGAGGCGACGGCGCAAAGACACTTGGATCGCTGGGAAAGCGTTGGTCAAAAGTGTCATCAGGCATGGTCGCATTCCTCCGGTTCGTCCTCGTCCTCTGGCGGCGTCGCTTCGTACTCTTGACACCACATAAGCAGGTGACGCTTAAGGCCAACCTTGTCGAAATCGGTGTCGCCGCAGAACGGACAGACGATTGTAAAGTTGCGATCGAGCATCACGACGCCTCGTCTTTGTTCTCGCGCGGAACGATCTTGAACCCCTCAAGCCACAACCGTTCCATGAACAAATCAGCCCAATCGCTTGCCGTTGATCCGGCCGGCATGGACGGCGGATGGTCAAAGATCGCCTTAAGCGCTGCGTGCGCCTTCGATTTCTTGCGCAGTAAGTCGAGAAAAGACACAACGGTCCCCATTAGGCTGCTACCTGCACAGTTGGCTTGACTCCGCCGAGACCGATCGCCGCGACGGTGCCGAGCGACTTGGTTGCGCCGATCAAATTGTTTGTGAAATTCGCGTCCTGCGTCACTTGCATTTGCGCGATCGAGGTGAGAGCGCTCGCGGCCTGTCCCGTTTCCGCCAACGCATTAGTCATGTTCTGTTGCAACATTTGCGCGGTCGCGGCCGTCGTTTGCTGATCGATCTGCGCTTGAATTTCCGGCCACCGCGAATCTTTGGTGGGGTCCATAACGCCCTGATTTTTGAGAGTCTGAAGCCACTGGTTTGTGAGGTTCTGTCCCATGACGGCTATCTGCGCGGATTGCCCGGCGTTGAGAATCCCCGCGCGGGCGTTCGATAGGTCTTGCTGACCCTGCGCTGAAAGGGCGTTCGCTTGACTCTGCAAGGCAGTCGCAGAGGACGGCAATTGCGGTTGGCCCATCGCAAGCGTCATCGCCAGAGGCGCCGCGCCGAGGCCAAGCATTCCAAGCTGCATGTTTGACACGCCAGGAATTCCGAGCACGTTGCTCGCGGCCGTGGAAGCGCCGGTTGTTGCCGCTGGTGCCGTAATCTCCGTGTTCGCCAGGTTAGCGATGCCGCCCGTCTCCCCGGCCGTGGCGGTCGTCTCTGGGATCGCGCCGCTGGTGAGCGCCGCCGGGTCTACGGCCGAGGTCGCCAGGGCTGATTGATCGATAGCCGACGGCGATGTCAGGGCCGAAACGTCTTCTGGCAACGCGGTGTCGAACGTGCCCGGCGAGAACGCACCCGAATCCGTAAAGATCGATCCGACGCCGCCCGTGCCGCCTCCCAAGACATCGGTTGCCGGAGAATCGAACGCCAGCGCGCTCGCCGGGTCTATTCCCGAGAGCGCCGGGTCTACTGCACCGACAGCCGTGGCCGCCGGATCGATCGCCGCTGCGGCTGGGTCAAGGGCCGCCAGTGCCGGTTCATCGAGTGCGCCGGCCGTCTCTGCCGTTCCTAGTGCGGTCCCAGCGTCCCCGCCCTCTGCCGCGATGATTCCGGGGTCGAACGCGCCGAAAGTAGTGTTAGCGGCATCCAATCCGCCGGCCGCCGCATCTATCCCGCCGGCCGCCAGGTCGCCGCCCGCCGCCGCCGCGCCCGTCCCGAGAAGTTCCGGTCCAAGCAAAAGGCCGCCTGTGGCCAACGCCCCGAGCGCACCGGCCCCGATCAAGTAGGGTTCTTCGCTCGGGAGGTCTCGAACGAACGATGACGGCGCGTCCGAGATGTCGTTGCCGACGTTAGAAAAGTTGCCTTCGAACACGTCGCTTAAAAGGCTCATGTCACTGTCCGATCGGAAGCTGGAACGACGGAGCGCCGGATTGTCCCCAAACTTGCTGGGCCACCATCTGTTCGACTTGCGGCCAACGCGGATCGGATTGCGGAATGACGGTTGACCATTGCTGCAACAGCGAATCTTGCTGCGCGGTCGCCGCCGCGATCTGATCCTGACTCATTTGCTGGCCGCCGCCGACCACCTCGCCGCTCGCCAACTCGATGCCGCCGCCGACGCCAGGTTCGAGAAGCCCGCCGAGGATATTATCGCCACCTGGCGCAAGCGGGTTGTTGAGAGGCCCGACCCCGGTTGAACTCGCGGTCGTGCCGCCCGCGCCGGCCAATTCCGCGTCGGTCGGCGCTCCCAGCCCACCGGCGCCGAGTTGCCCGCCAGTTTGAGTGTCCGTCGGGCCGCTCGGAACGCCCGTCGGTCCGGATAGCCCGATGCTCTCGCCGCTCTGGCCGCTGTTGAGGCCTGGAAACGCCGCATTCAACTCTGCGTCGGTCGGCGGACTGGCCAGAATGCTCGTTTGCTGGCCGCCGCCCTGACCCTGATCGCCGCCGCTATCGCCCGGCGGGCCGCCTTTGCCCTGCCCGGCCGCCACGACCGCCTCTCCCGGCAACGCGCCCCCCTCGCCGCCGACCCCGACCGGCCCGGACGATGACGGACCGGTAAACCCCGGGTTACTCGGCGGCGCGCCCGCGCCCAAGGATGCAAAATCTCCTTGCACGTTCGAGGCCGGAGTGCCGAAAGAACCGACAAACGGTCCCACGCCGGGATCGCCGAAAGCGCCTTGGTCTACTCCCCCGAATCCGCCGGCCATCGTGCCTGTCGCATTGGCGCTTGGGGCCGGCCCGATGGCTTCCGAAAAGGCGCTCTCTTGATCGCCTGCCGGAGCGCCGCCACCGCCCGCGCCGACCCCGCCCAGCGATCCGGGAGAGGGCGGTCCGGTCCCGAGGGTGCCAACATCGATCGAGGTCGATGCCGGGCCGCCCTGCGGTCCTGCGGCGCCGCTGAAATCGGTTCCCGGCGAACTCAGACCCTGCGATCCACCCGGCGCGAACGCTCCCGGGTCCATCCCGCCGAATCCGCCCTGAAGTCCTACCGAAGGGCCCGGACCGCCAACATCTCCGGCGCCAGGGCCCGGATCGGTTGAACTCGCGCCCGTTGAGACGCCAAACGCGCCGCCAGTGCCGCCGACGGACTCCCCGCCTTGCGACGCTCCCCCGGCGTTGCCCGTAGAGGCGCCAGGATCGCCGCTGGGACCGCCGGGGCCGGCACCCTCACCAGCGCCGCCCGAACTACTATCGGAGACCCCACCCGGCGCGCCGGCCGCGTCGCCACCCGATACGCCGCCGCCCTCGCCCGAATCGCCAGGGCCGCCGCCCGATACGCCGCCGGCCTCGCCCGACGAACCGCTATCGCCGCCAAACGCCGCGCCAGCTTCCCCGCCGCCGCCCTCTGCGTCGCCGCCAGCCGCGGCGCCACCGGAGTCGCCGCCGCCCCCATCGCCTCCCCCGCCGTCGCCGCCGCCACCATCTCCGCCGCCGTCGCCGCCGCCGTCGCCACCGCCATCGCCGAAATTGGCGTTGCGGATCAATTTCCACACCCAATAGGGGAGATCATCGCGGAACATAGGCTTACCTCGGATGATTAGCGGGCCATCCGTTACAGTGTCCTATTTCGTGCCTGCGGACAATTCCGTCATCTATGCGCCAAATCTCGCATCCCGATGAGGTGACGTGCGAACAGGCCCAAAAACGGGAACTTGGCGCCGCCTTTTGCCCGTTCCAATCTGTCGCGCCGTTTGCGTGGCAGATTTTGTTTACCTCGTCAGATGTCAGGACGTGCTCGACTACGAATTTGGTAGGCTCGTGATCGTATTGGCCCGGCGGTAAAGCGTCGGTCATTTTGAAGGCTTAAGCGGAGCGGGCGTCGGCGGGTGGTTTAGCTGCTGCAAGAGAAAACATAACTCGATCAACAGCGCATTTTTGATGTCCGGACGATCTACCCCACAAACGGCAATGATTGCCTCTACAACCCTGTCAGGCGTCGGCGTCGGCAACATACACCATTCTATTTCGCCAAATCTCTGATCCATTGTGCCGCCCGCCGAGTAAACCCTATTTCCTGCATCAAGTTAGGGTGATCGAATTCGTCGCGGATAACATCGCGAATACGCACGCAACCTCGATACCTCATGAGCTCATGGCCCCAAAGCTTCAGGCAAGCGCCGATGCCGCGCTTGCGGTAGTGCGGGGCCACGAACCACAAATCATCCGCTCCAACCCGCTCGTTAAAGTGCAAGTCGCGGTACCAGAAATGACAGGAATATCCGACGGCGGGCGCTGTTGGCCCGGCGTGATCGTCCCGCGCCACAACGAACACAAGGCGGCCGTCAGCCTCCAACTGAAAATAGCGCTTATAGTCCAAATCGAACGAGCGACCGGCCACCTCAAGCCCGTGCATTTTGAATAGCGTGGCGAACTCGCCCTGGCGCAACGGAGGTGGGAAAACCTCATCTTGAATCCGTATGTGACGTTCGGCCTGTTTGACGATGGCGTCTTCGGCGGCCGTCTTTCCTCGCTTGAAAGATTTCAACATCATGCCAATCCGAAAGCTTGGTCGATTGCGGCGTGTTCCTGATTGTGGAGGTCAATCCATTCGTAAAAATCTTCGGGCTTGTTCATGTCCACGGCGGACAAATCGACCCCGGTGACGTTTGCGAACGGGCGCACCAATTCATGCCAGGACTCATGGTCGTTCAACCACGTTTGAGCGCCGAGGCGCGCGCCTTCAACAGTCAAGATGTTGAATTCCGGCAACTCCGTCGGAGGATTCGTATTCGCAGCGATAAAAACGTTGTAGGCGAGGTGTTGGCGATAGTGACCGACAAGCCATGCGCCGAGGCCCGCGGCGTCCCCGAATTCGAAGGTGTTTGGCAAGAATTGGTTCACGGCAGCTTGCCCCACGGGTCGGCGTCAACGTACTCGTTTATCGCCATGTTGAACGAGAATTGCTTCACGGTGCCGGTGATCGTGTTGCCAACGAATTTTCCATAGCCTTCCGTGTCCTGATCGAGAACGAAGAACCCGCCGCCCTCGAAGGTGACAGTGGCCGCAGAGTTGTTCTGCCACGTGACGATGGCGTCGCTGTTGTTTTCCCAAATCACCGGTTGCGCGAGCAAGAATGTATAATTGTTCGTGACGTACTCCGTATCCAACGTGACATTGATCGATTGCGCGTTCTGCACGGTCGCCGCGATGCCTGATCTAAGCACCCTCTTGGCCATGATAGGGTTGCCATGGAACGACAGCGACGTGATAAGCAAAAACTGCACGGCTGCGTTGCTATTTTCGAGTATCTGAGTCACGTCCGCGCCCGAAGAAACGAACGTTTCGAATTGCTCCGTTGACGCCAGGACGTTGCCGGCGATGAATAGCAAGCTGTTGCCTACGTTGACGATGAACCACCTGTCATTCTGGTAGACACATATGATCGTGCGAGTGATGTTCTGACGAATGTCAAAAAACTTGATTAGCAACATGTAGGTGTGGATCGATCCGCCCGCGCTGCCAGCCGGGTTCGCGACATGTACGTCATGAAGCGACGCGGACATGTTCAACGAAAAATCCGCCGTTGTGAAAATCCCGTCGAGGTCGAGGGAAATTTTCTGGACGCTCGCGCCGAAGATTCCGTACACGCCGTTCTTGTTCGCGAAAAGCACGAGGCGATTGTACGAAAGGATCGTGTAAAGGAAGGTCGTTCCGATGTCCGAGGCGAGCGTCAATATCGTGAACAGAGTGACCGAGCTCGAAACGGTGATCGATCCGATTTGCTTGATGCTCGAATCGCCGAAAATGAACAAGAAATTGTTGAGGAACCGCAGCGCCGCAATGTTGTGCGAGAGGTCCGCGTCATCGATCGGGGTGGTGCCGGCGGCGTCCCCCGAGGCGGTATCGTCCCAAGTCTCCCCCGTGCTCAAGCCGGTCCCGGTGAATCCAAGCAACCGCGCGTTCGCGTACCAAACGCGGCCAAATCCTACCGTGATCGTGGTTCCTTGGAGTTGTGGCCAGATAACAACCGTCGCGGTCGCGCCAGTACCCGGCCCGCCAATCACAACCGTCACGACATCGCCCGGCTGATAGCCCGTGCCCGGGTTCGTCAACGTGATGCCGATGAGGAATCCGCCCGCGACTTGCGAGGTCGCCGTGGCGCCCGTCCCGTGGCCGCCCGAAAAACTGATCGCTGGCGCGCTTGAGTAGCCGCTACCGGCGTTCGTTATGTTGATGTTGGGCGAGAGGCCGCCCGACTTGACGAACAGCGTTCCATCCCACGTCGCATAGCCCGACGTTTGGTCCATGATTAGCAAGCGCTGCGAACCAAAGACCGTCGCGTCCGGTGTTGTCGAGAACGTGCCGGGACCGGCAACCGACGTTTGAGCGCCCGTGTTCGCGTTGACCGCGGTCAATGATCCGTCGGTCGCAAAGAACATCACATAGTCAACACCCTTGATGTTGACTTGGAATTCAACGGCGACCGTCTTTCCTGTGACGGTAGCGATGGGCGCATTCGGCGCGGGAACCGCAGTCAAAACGTTCGGCGCAATCGGCTGTAGATTCTCAATCCATGCGGCCTGATTTTCCGGCAAATTCTGTCTGGCGACCTTGGTGTTCATTTTTTCAAAGCCGACAAAGGCAATGAATTTGGAATTGCCTATCGGCGAGGCTGCTTGACGTGTTGCCATGGCGTTAGCCTACGAGGATTGCGAATGATCGCGTGTGGACCACCGACGGTGTGTAGCTGTAGGCCAGGACTCCTTGTGTGGCGTTGCCGCCATTGCCGCCGGGCTGATTATTCGATCCACCTCCCCCGCCGCCTCCCCCGCCGCCGCCATAAAATCCAGCGTTGCCGCCCGCGGCCGATCCAGAGGAGTAGAGGCCCTGCCCCCCTGCCCCGCCGCCGCCGGCCCCAACAAATTGACTGCCTGCGTTTGGCCCCAACTGCGTTCCGTTGGCGCCAGCGCCGCCCGGATTGCTGCCGCCAAGCCCGCCCGCCCCTCCCTGTCCACCCGCCCCGCCGGGAGACGGAAGCCCCGTGTTGTTTGTTCCGTTCTGTCCGTCGGCCCCGGCGCTTCCGTTGGCGCCAAAACCGCCCCCGCCACCTCCCCCGCCGCCACCTCCCCCGCTGGGAGCGTTGCCGAAAATTCCATTTCCACCGGTCCCACCGTTGCCGCCTGTGGCCTTGAATGCTCCAACGCTAGAGGCCCCGTTGCCGCCAGTTTGAGCGCTCGCGGCGTTGGCGAGAAGGACCGAACTCGAGTCGAAAATGGTGGCACCGGCCCCGACTTGGATACTAACCACCTGGCCGGCGCCGTGGGCGCTGTAATTCGCAATTCCGGCCGCGGCGCCGCCGCCGCCGCCATTGGCGCCGCGCCCGCTGGTAGACCCTACACAAGGGCAGGGAGTATTGCCTGGCGCGCCGGGCCCCGCCCCAGCGCCCGCGCCAATCCCGTAGACGGCATTCGACGACGTGTTGAAGTCCGCGGCTAGCGTTAGACTCGAACCCGAGGTGAAGAACAGCCACGTGAGCCCAAGGACGATCGGATATTTTTCTTTGAGATTGCGCCACTCGTGCCAATCGAGAACGTCGCGGTCTACGATCCATTGTCCCGATATCGGATTGCGTACCGGAAGATCAAAACCGCGGTTGATACATGCGTTGAGAATGATATCGAACGCCGCGAAACCCGCTGCGAAAGTGATGTATCTGCGGCCCTGATTGACCGGGTGCTTCATAGTTTGCCAAGGTCCAGCGCGAGCGTAACGCGAGTGACGGTGCTCGCCGATGTCACGTTAAAGCCCAGCCAATCGCTTTCCGCCAAAAGCGTAGATGTCCAGCCAACGGGCGGCACCCCTACCGCGAATTGCTGCGCTGATAAGTTTGGCTTAGTACCGCCCCCGATCATAGACGTGACCGGAACGCCGCCATTGAGTCGTAGGATATCGATCGCGATCGATCCGGACTGATCGCCCATAACCTCCCACGCGGAAATTGATGCCGGATAACCTATTTTGAGATACCCCTTTACGCCCGTCGTTATTGGACTGCCGCCGCCGTCAATGATGAATTCTATAGTCGCGTTGTTGAGGCTTGGCCCTGACATCGCGTCAACCACGAAGCCCGGCAAGCCCGAATAGTAGGCCGCCCGGTAAACAGCGCCCGCAATGAGATCGCCGGCCCCTACGAACAAAAAGCCGTTGGCTTTCAGAGCGTTCTTAACTCCGAGACCATTCACGTTGATCGTGACATCGCCCGTGCTCGTAGCGGGTGCCACAAAGATAAACGATGGCGCGAGGTCCGTGTACGCGCTAACCGTCGGCGTGTTGATGAATGGAGTCAGCGCCAGAGTGTTGACGCCCGCCGCAACGCAGGGGATGGAACCAAGGGCCGCGACTGCCGCAAATTGCGTATCGAAATCTTGGAGCGGCTGTGGCCCTCCGGGGAGCGTCGCGAACGTAATTGGAAGCGCCATATCAAGCCTCTTGTACGGAACCGTCAACCATCAAAACCGCGTTTTTGTACGGCGGCGCTTCAATGGTCTTTTGCGGCTGCACGTTGACGAAAACCGTATCATCCTCCGCGATCATAATTCGATGGGGGATGTTCGCCGGCAACTCTAGATTCGGGTCGCCCGGACGGCGCCCCACGAAATCCTTGCCCTCGATCCATATTAGCGTTGACCCGCGCACGACATAATGGCCATGCGTCCATGTATGGTCGTGCCAGGGCAATTCATCCCCGGTGTTCCCAGAGTAGATTTGAACGACTACGCCGTAGTCCGCGAATACTTGAGTTTTCAACATTTCACTGACTCTCGTAAACGCCGGAAATATAGAATCTTTCGTTAACGCCCATAGCGGTCGCGTCGGCGTGAGTGCAAACGACACCGGTTGACGATCCTGTTATGGAGCACACAACGCCCTTTCCATTCACGACAACCTCTCGCCCCGACATAGCTCCGTTCACAAAAGCAGTGTTTGGTGTGTTGAAGGTGAAAGAGACGGTCGTTCCGTTGCATGTGCCAATCGCCGACAGGGTAAGGTCTACTGCAACAAACGTTGTCTTTCCCAAACGACGGAATCTTGTGTTGTTAACCGTGATGGTGGCGGTTCCGCAAGCCGGCGACGCGGTATAGGCGGTCCACGCAGCGCCGGTCTGCTCTTGCAGTATCCCTGTCGAGACAACTCCCGACCATGTGGCCCCGCCGTTGGAATTTAGGACTCCCGTTCCCGTTGTGTTGAGATTTAGGTTTCCGTTCGCGCCGACGCTCGCGAATAGCTGCCACGTCTTTGCGCCTGCACTGTTGTACCAAGTTTGAGAATAGGCCGGCGGTAGAGCAATCCAATCTGGATTAGGGTTTGTTCCGGAATCTAGCGCTGTGCTTCCAATGATGATTCCGCTGATAGCCTTGGCGCCATTATTTATTATCTCTAGACCAGAGGTACAGTCGTTTCCGCCAAATCCTCCTCCGGCAGCGCAATCGTATCTATATCCAGAACAACCACCGGCCGGGTTAGGCGTGAAGGGGTCGGACGCGCCGCACGCAGCTCCTGAATTGAATACAGATAGTTCTCTCCCGATGTGGTGAGAGGATATTGCTCCAGACGTTATATATGTCGCGTCATAGCCGCACCATGATAGATGCGCGATCGTCGTGTTGTCGTGAACAACTACGCAGTTGGAAGGGATAATGTTCTGTGGAGTGGCGTCGGTAAAGTCACTTGATCGAGCTGCAAAAACAGAGGTCCACCCGCCCGGTCCTGAATTCGGGGGACTGATTGCGTAGAGCGTAGTTTGCCCGACCGTATCGACTCCCGACAAGTAAGTGTTTAGCCACGTGCAACACGACACCGTTGCCGCGGGTGTTCCGACCACGACATTCTTTGCCCCTACGGTATTGGAACCGAATGATGAGGTGCCGTTGAATTCGAATCCGTTCAATGTCGGATATAGCGTGCCGCCTACTGAAAAAGGATTAGGAAGGGACGCCAGGTCGGTCGGGGCCGAGGCTGATCCCGTGCTATTCCCTTTAACTGTCAGCGCTGTCTCATTGGCAAGTTTGGCGTTCGTCACCGCGCCGGGCTGTATCGTGGCCGTAGCGCTTCCGGGACCGGTCGCCACAACATCGCCAGTCAAACCGGTGATGGCCGCGCCGATTCCGCCTATCGCCCTGTCAACATAGGAGGTCGATGCCGCTGCGTTGCTGTTGTCGTTCGGCGGGCGCTCCGGAACCAATATTTGCTGCGCACCGGCCCCGGCGGCGACCAGAATCGCGCCGAGCACCATGTAAAGGAACGGCTTCATCATGATTCTTCCATGACGGTGAGGGGGTTTCCGCTGCCGGTGACCGAAAGAGCCTGGTAGCCCTGCTTGGCCGCCTGGCCCTCTCTGACGACATCGCCGCCCCCAGCGAACACGCGGAACCCGCCGCCGAGCAAAGCCGTAGTCGGCGACAGCGGGGCGCTCTGATTGTTCTGAGGCGTCGGAAGCCCGATAAAGGCGGTTAGCGGAAATATGATCACGTCAACGCCGCCGGCAACGCTAAACGTTATACGCGATCGAGCTCCGTTCGTAGTGGCAACCTGTTGAGGCGTTGTTGATATATTATTGAACGCCGTGAAACACGAGTTTTGAAGCCCGCTAAGTGTTGAATTCGGCATTATCTCATAACTCGCCGCTGGAAATTGCGATTATATATGTTCGGAATTCTAACGCCCGCCGACGTAGTAATAATCCGAGGCACGTAGGCGTCATATTTCTGCTCAAGAGAATTCACCATCCCCCAATTTTGGTGCTTCATAAGCAGGTATTCGCACGCTTTGAATTGCACCGCCTGATCCCAAGGGCTACCGATGTAATCAACATCGGTAGTTGATACCAGCGGGGCGGGCAGATACACGATATCCCATTCCGACAAATACAATTGATCCGGCGGGGGTTGTATATACACGACGGTGGACTGCGGATGAATTGTAAACACACCTGGCGGCGCATTGAAATTGAATGTCCACATTCGTGCATAAGCTTGGAACAAAATGAAACTTAGATATTTGAGGCTTCTGCGCTCGTTGTTCCAAATGAACGAAATGCAATCGAGAGTGAGGGGGTTTCCGATGACGGATGAGAGGGGGTTGGATTGGAACAAGCACACGGGCGACGCGACCGCCCCCGATCCCGTGCCGCCGATTGTGATATTGGGGATCGAGGTATAGCCGGCGCCCCATTGCGTCATCGAGATTGACGCTAGAGACCCGTTAACGAGGTTTCCGAACCCGAGCGCCTGTTGCCCGCCCGCGGGAGGCGGATCGAAGATCGTCGCGACGGTCGTGCTCGAACCGTAATTGGAACCGCCATTAAGGACGTTCGCCCCGGCAACGGCGCCGTTGAGATTGTAAATTTCCACCGTCGGAATCAGTTGAATTCCCGTTACGTTGCGGCGAATGCATTGCATATCCCTGGCGGCATCGATCCGCGCCGTATTGATTCGGGCAATCACGCGCGACACGGGCCACGAACTCGCGGTGGTGTCGTGCAAGATTTCTTGTACGTCGTTAATGTAATCTTGTAGCTGCATGGAGGCATTCTATGGCGGGTCAGACCATGCCACAAGACGACTTAATTATGTTGGTCAAAGCTTTATGCCACGCGGTCGGCGTCTATGGAGACCCGACGGCAAGCCTGACATCTTCGCTAGTAGTTACGGAGTTGCGGAGGCGGGTTGACCACCTCGACAGCCTATTAGCCGACCTTGCTAGGTCGATGAATTGACTATCGAATACGTTCCGTTTCGCGCATTTTGCGGCGGCCCGGAGCGGCGCGCTTGTTGCGCTTTCCGGCCTTGGTAAGTCCCGCCTCCTCGGCGCGAATCTTCGGAGGACCGGTGTCATCAGGGTCGCTGCCGTCATCGGCCGGGATCGGATCGCTTGGCCGGCGGCGAACGAGGTCAAAGTAAACCGGGTGGACCTCGATCTTCATCGCCATTTCGAACCATAGCGGCTGGCGCGTCCCGGGAGTCCACTCAAGCGTCTGCCGGCTACCCCAGCCGTACCGTTTGGCCATATGCATGGCGCGATCCGCGTCGTCTCCTGGCCAGGCGAAAAAATGAAGCGCCTGGTCTGGCGTAATCTCTACCCGCTGACCCTTGGGAAACGTGACGGGAATCCCGTTAAACATGTCATTGATTTCAAAATCGTTGTGGTTCGTGACCTCAAGCAACATGACGGCCGGCTGTGACTGCAGCTCTGCCTCGTCTTCTATGCGGGCCATTCTATGCGCCTTTCAAACGGACGGGGCGGCCAAGCGAACTCTGTGCAAGGCCGCCCCTTGGTGGGCTGGGGGTTATTTGTTTTCGTCAAGTAGTCGGCTGGTCTCGTTTTCCATCGACTCCTCGAAGTCCTGTTCGACTCCATCGTCGTCGCCGTCCTCGGGGTGGTCTCTGATCCACTCCTCCCATTTGGCGACCGCCTGCGCGTATGCCTGATGCACCGCCGGGTCGGCCGCTGGGCCAGGGTCAACCGGCCGGGGCGGCTTCGTGACTTCGGTGTCGTCCTCGCCTTGGTTTTCGTCGCTCATTGGACACTGCCTTGAATTTCAATAAAGTCGTTGATGCCGCCGAGATTGGCCGCCGGTATGGTCCCTAGCACCGTAAACGGGCCGCCGCCGATACCGACGCCAGTCGCGGTTTGGATACCGAAGCCCGGGTCTTCAACAGTGAAAACGGGCCCCGTCGCATTGGTGATCTTGCCACGCCCGGGCCGACCAAACAACACACTGTTGTCGATGCTTGTCACAAGCGCCCCGAGGGTCGTGATAGCCGGCGCCCCAACAGAGTAGACGGTACCGCTCGATCCCGTGATGGGACTGCCGATCAAGCAGAAAGAGAAGATTGCGGTCGCCGCCGCGGCGCCTAGAGACGTTCCGGCGAGCGTTACGGTCGCCGAGGCCGCGCCCGTGTAGCCGCCGCCGAACTCCGTCACAACGATGCCGGTGAGCGTCCCTGATCCCGTGAGGGCATTGCCGGTAAGCTGCGCGCCGGAAGCTGACGAGAGGTTCCCCTGATAGGGCGAGCCGTTCCAGATGTTCGCGGGGTTGATGAGGCCCGGCGCCCAAGCCGTCGCCGGGATCGGTGGGATTGCGGTGTCGCCAGGGAACCGCGGAGCGCCGTTATAGAACTGCCACTGCGGAACGATGTAAAATTGCGGGATCGCGGTGTAGCCGGCGCCGGCATTGATCTGGTTGATTGCCGTGATGACGCCAGCGGCCGAGATCGTCGCCGTGAACGTGGCCTGAATTCCTCCGGTCGGAGGCGGATCGCAGAAGATGGTCGGCGGGACGAGGAACCCCGAACCACCGTTGTTGATCGTGGGGACGGGCACGGAACCCCCAACGATCGCGTAGCCTTGCGCCGTAAGGCCCGCACCCGTGCCGCCGGCTGCGAAGCTCACTGTTGAACCGGTCTGGTTAGGACCGATACCGTTGACGCCGCCGGAACCCGCGTTGGTGATCTGCGCGCCGACGATCACGCCAGACATGTTCACGAAGCGATAATTGCCGCCGTCGCAAGAGAACGTGGTTAGCTCGCCAGACTGCGCGTAACATCGCCACATAGAGTTTTGCGGATCGAACCACTGCAACACGGTTTGCGAGCCCGTCTCACACAGGTATTCGCCCGCGGGAGGATAGTAGATGCCGCCAGACTGTAGCGTGATGACGGCGCCGGTCCCCTGAACCTGAGGTGAGGTCGGCGGGAAGGGGAATTGGCCTCGCATTTGTGCCATGACGTAACCTCAGATAGGGGATGATGTAACCTCGGACAGTGAAAGCGTCGTCAGATTGGGAGGAATTGTAACCCCGAGAACTTTCCGTGACACTTTGGCTTGACGTTGACCAACTCAAGCAGGCTCAAGATCGCCGAGACCCATCCGAACTGGTTGTTCGGTAGAGTGCTCTCGAACCCGGAGAACGAGAAGGCCGCGCGCTCATGCAAGAAAAGGTTAAGGTAGTTTGTGTTGATCAAGAAAATCGTCCCCTCTGGACAGTATACGTCGGCATAGAAGGGAATTCCTGCGATATCGAGAGCCTGAAAGCTGCTGTGGCCAACGAAATTCGCCGAGTCGAGTCGCTCGGTGGGGTTGATATTGTAACGTTCTTGCGGGGTGAAATCTTCGGCGAGTAACGCCCACGTCCCCGCTCCCATCACGCCAATTGTCGGCATCTCGCCGGTAGTTTTGGTGACTTGCGCGATGTACTGAATCATCAGGTTCCGCGTAGGAACCACGTTGCCTGTGTTGTTGACGAAAGTCGATTTCCAAAACGCCTGTGTGAGGCGAGTTATTCCGCCGTAGGAATTCAGGAACGTTCCGTCATCGATCGCGCCGGGCAGTCCAACAAGCTGCTGGTTGTTGGCGATGTTGAAATAGAGCGCGGTAGCAAACGCATCGATCGTAACGTTAGTCGCATCGTTGAACCTGGCGTCAATCAGAGGGACAACGCCATAGTCAACCTGGACCAGTCCTTCGAAACCAAGGAACGGGATCGGCGTAATGAACGCCTTAAGATTGAACTCTGCGTTCTGGATGCCGGGCTGATTGGCGGGTTGGTTGAATGATCCGGAATAGTCGGACCATTGCCCCGAAACCATCGGAGCGCCCTGCACAGGTACGGTCACGGGCGACAAACCGCCGGTCGCGACTTGCGCGCTCGACAGAAGGGCCGCCACGAGAGGCGCCGCCTTCCAAATCTGCACATAGACGCGAGGCATGTAGGCCCGACGAACAACCGCGTTTAGCTCTTGAGCAATCGCGCCTTGCGCCGGGATGATACCAGAACCAAATTGCGGCATTGTCGACTCCTAAAGTCACGCAAACGCGGGGGAAAGCTTTCCGCGTTTAAAGTCGGTGATCATCTGTATTGCTAAATTGTTGCTGTGCTTGCGCGGGTCTTTCACGTAATCCTTGAATTCAAGCATTTTGCCGTCAGGGCCCGGCACAGTGGGGAATTCCCACTGCTGGCCCATCTCGACAACCTCTTTCGGAGGCTTGAGCATCGGATTTTCCGGCGGGTTCTTCTGCGCGTACAAAGCCTGCGCGGCTTCCCAATCGCCGTACTTATCGTATAGCTTCTGCATCTCCGTCATTTGAGCATCGTTGTACTTGAATCGACGCTGAACCTCGTTGCGTTGAGCCTGCCGGCGCTCCGCAACCTTTTCCATCTTGTCTTTCATCCGGTCGTCATCGATCTGCTTTTTGAAAGCAGAGAGCTCGTTCCTGATGAAAACGTCGTTGAATGCTTTCGCCTCTGCCGGCGCCACCGCCTTAACGAGTTGCGCGAAATATGGCCTGGTCTTTTCGTTGTGAGCGATCTTGAACGCGAGATCACTGAGAGAGGCCATCTCGGCGGGCGATAGCTGGCGCGTGTTCATTTCGGCAGACTCCCGTTACGAGCCGATGGATGCATTTCCATCGCCATTATCTTGTGTTCGTTTTTGGCTTCCTCTGTTTGCGGCTTGGGCCAGGTTCTTTCGACGGCGCGCAGATGAATCGGATTGCGGTAGTGCTTGAGGCCCTGGTCGCCGACCGTCTCCAACATTTCTTCGCGCGTTGGATTGCGCGGGCGAGCTATTTCACGGGACATTTTTCGGCTCCGCTGTTGCGGCCTTTACCGCCCACATAGCGGCCTCCTCATATGCGGTTTGAGCGAGTGCGGCGAGGCGGGCGTCCTTGCTTTTTTGCACCTCGCACAAGTCAATGAGATGCGCGGTCGCCTGTTTTATCGTGTCAACGTCACCGTTAGCGGACGGATTGAATTTGACGCGAACTCTCTCCTCGCCGATCGTCATCAGATTGGACGCCCCTTGACCGCCTGCGGTCCACCCTTTTCGAGCGACATCTTGTTTTGCTCGAATTGGAATTTCTGCGCGGACGAGCCGCCGCCGTATTCCATGTAGAACGGCGGATTGTGAAACTGCCCGTTCTTCATCTTGCGGCGATCGAGGTCGCTAGTGTCGACTCCCTTGGGGTGCAACAAATCACCGGCCATGACGGACTCCTATTGTGGGGTTAGTCCCGGCGATGGCGCTGGTTGCGCGCCGCCGGGTGAGGGAAGGCCAGTTGGAGGCTTGGGCGCGCCGCCGAGGCCCATCCCCGGAGGTGTCGGGGCGACCGGGAGCGGCGTTTTCGGCGCCTCTGGCGTTGGTGGTTTCGAGAACACGGAATTCAGCGCCTTGATCGCGCTGACGATGCCGTTGAACGCGGGAGTCCCCGCGTCGAAATCCTTACCGATCGCCATAAGGTCGTCGATGATCCGCTTAACGCCCTGCATCGCCCGGGCTTGCATGCCGGCGCCAGTGCCCGGCGATACCATTGGCGAGGCCCCTGGACCGGACGGCCCGCCGAGAGGCGAGCGTGGCGGACCGCCCGGTGCCCCCGGTGTTGCCGGGGGTTTCGGAGGACCGCCCGGAGGCGGCGCCAAATTGATATCAGACATGCGGGGTGGTCCTAGCAACTATGCATAAACGCTAGGACTAAAAGGTGTGGTGGTCAATAGCAAGAAACCCCCTAGGGTTAGCTAGGGGGTTCGACGGGAGGAGAGAGAGAAATCCGTGGGAAATACTTACCGACGGCGATGCCGGCGCTTGCCTCGGCGGGAACGAATGGCCGCCTCGCGGGCGGCAATCTCTGCCTTAATGTTCATGATGTTTGCTCCATTCTGCTCTCTGTCCGGGCGTCCCCCCGGACGGGTCGAGCGACGCCCCGAGGCTACCACTCATTTTTTCTTGTGGCTAGCTCCCCCATGGCCGCCTTCGAGCATCTTGGAAAAACCGGCCGGGTCTGTTGCCTCAAGTTTCTTCATCATTTTTTTCTGGTTGCGTTCGCGCTTGGCCAGGGCGTGCAACAGATTGTCACGAGCCGGCGGGTTCAACATGCGGATAAAATCCTCGTTGTCGATCGCCTGCGAACGCTTCAAGAGGACGGCCATTCCCTCGGCCTCGTCACCGAACAATGGCGAGTGTGAGTGCCCGTCGATTCTTATGCGCGGGTCTCTCACATCAGCCGCAAAGAAATCGTGCACCTGATCGTTTTCATCCGGTCCAGCTTTCAGGGTTTTAGGGTCGTGCGCCTGCTTAAGCTTAACCGCCTTGTCGCCGAGGCGCACTAACGGGCCCTCGATCGCAAGGGCCGCTTTCTTAATTCGTCCGCTACCACTCTTCTTAAGCTCGCTAGCGTGTTGCCGTGACCTAACGCCCTGTTCGGACCGGCCGGCCATAACTTCGGTAAGCCCGCTTGCCTCCAAGAATAGGTTCGATATCTCTTTAACCTCGGCGAACAGGTCTGGCGGCATTTCCGGCGCAAAGGTTTGCATCTTCGCTTGGGGTAGAGAGTCAAAAAGATAGGTTCCGGCCGCTCCGAAGGCTTGCATCTTTTCTTCGTTGAGGCCGAGGAATCCGGAACCAACTCGCGGCGGATCGGCTTGGCTTTCCAACATATCGGATATCTGATCGAGGCGTTCCAAGTACCACTCTTGTAGATACACCAGCGCATCGATATGAGCCTGACCCCAAAAATAATTGAATTTCTGATACGGGCGGATAATCTCAAAGGGATGTTCTTCGGGAAAGAAAGGATTGCAATCTGACGTGTCCTTTCCCATCTTTTTGAGTCGCCCGAATAGATATTCAACGTTACGGGTTGCCTTTTTGTATGACTCGATTTCAATTTTGCTGTCATAGATTAAAATGTCCGGTTCAAGCATGTTGAAAACCCGCCAATCCATACACGAGTCATCCCAAGCCCATAGTTCAGTGAACCTGACAAGAGGAACCTCCGTCTTAGGCTGATACACAGGCGATGGAAGGTAGTCTGGATTCATCTGCCCGAAGATGGTGCCGGCAAGGTTTGACCCGCCAGTCCCGGAAATGATCATTCTCTGTAGCATCTGAGGAAACGGAGCTATCGCGTCCGTGTGCGTTATAGTCAAATCTTTAATCTCGTCCTCTTTCCCGGATAGCATAAGCTTCCCGCAAGCTTTCTGATAATCCATAAAATACGTGTGAGCGAAACATTCCTGGCTATCGAGGTCTGTTACCGATTCCCGGTATACTCCGAAATTGTGAGGCGGAACCAATTCTATAAACCAGTGACCGCGGTCTCTATTCCATCCCAATTTTGGTATCATCGCCTCATAGATCAGAGACCATTTAATCGCCTCTGCCAACAACTCGGCGCCGTTGGCCTGGAATTCATCGTTGAAATCGTCCTGAAGCGATATAGTTTTCTGTACGTCGAGATCGCTCGCGTTGCGGTCTGCCGCGATGTGATAAAACGCATGGTCCGGAGAATACAAAAACGATGAAACAAGATCGAGATGAGCCGCTAGCTTATTGTACTTTGATTGTTCATAACCCGTGGTTCCGAACAAATAGTATTTTTCACGCCATTGATAAAGCCTGTCGCGATCTTCTCGCGTCGAGAGACAGCGGCCGATCAGGTACGAAACGGCTTCCGTCAGGGCGTTCCAGTCTGTCGGTAAAATCACTTGATTGACCTTTGAATCGTTCGGCCCTCGATGATAGCATTTGCGCCCGGTCCCGGGAATGCCGGGTTAGGGCCGCGCGGCGAGGCGAATTGGCCTACCGGAAGCTTTCCGACAAGATTGACGCCCGACGATGATTCCACGCACACCGGGCCGTGCCTCGACATCTCGGAGCTAATCCCCAATCCCCAATGCTTTTGCCCTAACTCCGGGGACATCGGCGGGGTATTGACGCGAGGCGCCGCCCGGTTCAGCCGCGAGGGGGAGGGGGAATTCAAATTCTTCAAGCCCTGAGTCTCGGCGATGAGTTGCAATCTTTTGTCGATACGCGGCGCCATCCCCATTATGTGACCGCCGCCAGGAATCCACGAGACGCGCACGCACCCGCACTTTGGGCAGGGCGGGTTGCTTTTCTCGAAAGAGTGAAACTCGGCGCCGCAGCGCTCGTTAAGGCAATGCCAGTCGCGAGAGATCATTGCAAAACTCCGTTGTCGCGGTAGTCGCAAGCTTCATCCATGCTATCGAACGGCCCCACCGATCGATCGTCTCCGCCGTCAACGGGCCAATAAATTATCCACCATCCCGCCTTTGGGCACAGCGAATCCTCGTCACCTTCGGGTATGCGCAACACTTGCCGGAAAAACATCACGCCACCTTGATGTTTGATCGCTTCAAGTAGTTGACCACAAGTCGGTCTATCGGTTCAATGCCGCCGCGAGCGTCTATCTTCTCTGCGGCAGCGCGCGTCATTCCTTCACCAACGAGGATTGGTCGCAACCATTTGCTGTAGCATTCCCACGCGAGCGCCGCCGTCACAGGGCGATCATCATTGCCGGCGCCGTCGGCCGCGATCGATCCGGCGTCATTCACAAGCCGCTGCATCTCGGCGATCATCGGAACGGAACACACGTGCATCTTCTGCAACTCTATGGCGTCCTTGAACCTCGCCATTATCTCCCGCTTGCGATCATCCGACGTTATCCATTGATATGCTAGCTCGCCCGACATTGTGTCGACTCGGCTGTAAAAGTAATGTTTCATGTTGTCGAGGCACTTGCGTAACTCCGCGTCGGAACCTCGTGACGGCATCATGGCAAGGTCGTGCTTCAATTCCATAAGCTCGCGGAACACTGCCTTTCCAGCGCCGTTTATCTCGATGATAACGCGAACGTCCTTGCGACCGTAGAAGCCGGCGAGATGCGCGATGATCCATGCGCACTGGTAGTAGGAAAGGTCATGCGATGCGAACTCGGCGACTTGTGTTATCCCCTCGGAGTAGCAGCGCCAAACTTGGATCAGAAAGTTGTCCGCATCGTCACTCGAACCATACGCCGGATCGCAGGCGACGACATAATATCCGAACCTTGAAGCATGCGCCCATACTTTCAATTGCGCGTCTCCCGAACGGGAAACTTGCGTTACGCTTGTGTCTTCCCATCGCCGAGTCATGTGATACCGATATCCTTCAAATGGAATTTTATGGGCCGCTCTGTATAACTGAGTCAGAGTTGGAGACTGGAAATACTTTGCACCTGTCGCTTGAAAAGCGTCATCCTCTGTCCACGGAAATTCTTGATCCATCGTCGTTTGGTCGTTGTTAAACTCGTCAACGAGTTTCCATCGGTACCAAGCTATTTGCTGCAAACTGATTTCAAAACCAAATCGTTCTTTAACTGCACGAATTCTCTGACGTTCTAATACTGATATCTTATTATTTGGTACGAATTGTTGAAATCTTTTGTCTCTGACATGGAATTGGTTTCTTTCATCGCGCCACCATCCAATGAAAATGAATCGCATCGTTTGTGAGGTTTTTGCGTCCTCGCATTGATCATAATAGTGGTTAAATCCATTTGCAGTTGATTCATAAATTTGCAGTCTGTACTCGTATAAATGCGAGACCGAAGATTTAAATTCTTTGAGTTGTTCGTCGTTGCCATAGAAAGCCGTCTCCGTTGAGTGAACAAAGTTTGTGTGTTGCGATCGGCCTAGACCTCCGCTACGATTCTCGTCAACTCCCGCCGTGAGATACGAGAACGACGACTCATTAGAGAGCATCAAAAGGTTTCGGTTATGTTTGATGATCTTAGGTCTAAACTTTATCTTTCGACCGCCGTCTATGATGAAATTCGGCATAGAATCCACGAACAACTCGATGATGGCTCGCCATTTTTCTAGCGCCTTTTCCTCGTGCAAGATGAAGGTTCCAAGCAGACCTCGGGTGCGCATGGCGTAAAAGAAATCTACAGCTATAAAAAGTGTTGTTATACCACCACCTCGACCCTTCAAAATCACGAAGGTAGTGATTCCGTCGTTAATACCCTTCACCACCTCGTCTAAAGCATATCGTTGGCTTCCGAGTAGACGGAACGGGACGCGACCGTAATCTCGTGAGTTGATCTTGAGATACGATAGAAATTTCTTGAATTTGGCTAGCGGGAATTTAGCTACTTGACCCGTCTTCATTGACATCCGTGACATTGGAATCCTTTGCGAACGGCATAGGCCGAAGCCCTTCATCGCCCTTCTCTCGGCGCTGGATCATGTCAACTAGCAACAACTGAGCCTTACCTTCTCGATCTACGCGGGCCATCTTGCGACCGTAGCGAAGCATGGCCTTTTCTTGCGGCGTCGGAACGAGGCCGGCCATCTGCATCAAAACTCGCCTGTTGCGCATTGCATCTCTGCTATGAAAATTTGACGTGTAAGAGTATGATATAATTGACGTAAGAAGCAATACCTCCGGGCCAACCCCAAGGGAGGGGCAATGTCGATTTCGACGATTGATTTGCTCTGTAGCCCGGAGGTTCAATCTTTAGGAGATCAAATCGTGCCGATAGGGAAAATGCAACATACCGACATCACGCCTATACAGTCGCACAGCCAACCGGGGATGGCTCACTTTGGAGGCACCGGACCGCAACACACATGGTGTCAGGCGTGCATATTCCTGATATGGCGAAAGGGACTGGCGTACTGCCACAAGTACGAAGAAATCATGGGGAAGGAAGGGCCGCCGATCGCCCCTTCCAACAAGTCGTGCCGCTACTATCTGGCCGAAAAGCCTCCTAAGAAGTCTACCCCCGCCACTCAGCGGCGTAGTCTGCACGGGACGAGACGCCCGTAATCATCGAGGCACATACGCCGCTCGTCACTGCGCGGCGTATAATCCCGATACCTCCGATACTCCCTGTAGTAGTCCGGTCCCGGGTCGTTCGGAACCGGCATGATCACGCCAGGACCGCAGTACGGTGGGCACGAGTATGTACCGGTAGGTGGCGGCAAGTATACTTGAGCAATTGCGCTTGTAGTGTAAATAGTGGCCGCAAAGAATAATAAGTAATGGGATAGACGTACCGCCATAGTCCTCGTCTCCTATTCATGTGGTGAAGCTTCCACAGAGAGCACAGTTCGCTAGCGGTATCAACCACACAGCAATAATGCATAGCTCGGCTTGTCGGGTTGCGATCGTCATCGACTACAACCCGTCAGCTTCGGACCCTACGAAGATTCGGTCCGACGGACGCGATCGATCTTAAGCATGCTTATGGATGTACAACATGGGCCAAGCGTTACAATCGGTAGCATTCCCCCACGCGGCGAGAGAACGCTGTGGATGATGGTCTCGATCGAGGTCGATGGTTACTCAGTAACCGCGGCGAGCCTCCCCCTCCCCTCCCGGGGTGACCTACGGGTGCGGAGACGCGTCTGCGACCACCCCCGCCGATGGGACCGGCGCCGCCCGCGCGGGCGCCCCCCACTCCGTCCACCCCCCAAAAAAAACCCGAGGTTGGCCGTCAACTCCAATCTTGACACCTTTGGCGCCCCCCCCTGTCTGGACAAACCCCCATTGTCCAACCGGGAAAAACCCCCCTTTCCCACAAAACACCGGGACAAACCCCCCGTTTGTCCAACTAACAGGGCTTGTGGCCGCAATGTGTCCCGTGGGTTTTCGGAGGGGTTTTCGTAAAAAAATCGCGCCGATCGCGCTGCGATCCAGCCGCAGGCATACCGGCCATGCGTTCGCGGAAAGTGATGGCGAGGTCGAAAAGGGCTACCCTCGAGGTCGGCCGAAAAGGCACGGCGGGGGAAGCGTCGCGTGGAAGCTTTAACGCCCTGTTGTGCCCTTCCCGTGAGCTCCCAAGCTCCTCGCGGGATAGGCCACTAACCGCAACGAAGGGGACCAAATGGAGAAGCTGGACAAGAAATTCTATGCGTCGTCGATGGTCGATGATTTTGGCGACCGCATAGGTGTCATCCGCAAAGCCAAAGACAATAGCGCGGTGCCGGATGACGAGTGGTGCATTTTCCTCGCCAAGGACAACGCGTTTGCGCGCATCCTCGCCAAGTACGTTAACGAGTGCGCAAATCTCGGCTGCGACAGCGAACAGATGGTGGCTGTTGTGGCGATGTACAAACGCGTGATGGAATGGCGCGAGGCACATCCCGATCGGTGCAAGATCCCGGACGCGGCCGGGGAAAGATTGCTGCCATGACGCGCGACGAGGCGATCGAGACCGTCAAACAGGTGATGATCGAGCAGCGTCTACCGCGCTACTACGATAACCGTGTTTGTTTCGAGAGCACTATTGTTGCGATCTTGATCGCGCTCGAGGTGCTCAAGGTCGAGGAATAAACAGGATGGCCCACCTTCGGCTAAGAGAGGCGGGCCATCAAGGGAGGTGTTGAAGAAAGCGCGTACTATCGTGTGGTCCAACAACCCTTTCGGGAAAGGATGTCGGCAAAATGACTGATGGAATGAATCGTCAAGTGCGTCAACGTTGGTCGCCGGAGCGAATTTCCAAACTCAAACACCTCTGGGAAACGGGCGTCCCGACGGCCTCGATCGGGATCGAACTCGGGTGCGAACCTGGCGCCGTGATCGCCAAAGCGCAGCGCCAGAGGTTCCTTAGACCGCCTCGGAAATGGCCAGCCTCGCTCGAGGCCAAGCTGAAAGAGATGTGGCTTGCGGGCGTGACTGCCGCCGAAATCGGGATCGCGTTCGACCTCAACAAAGGTGCCGTGTGCGGCAAAGTAAGGCGCATGGGGCTTCCGATGCGCAAGAGCATGAATGCACCGGGTCCTACAAACCCCAACTGGCGGGGCGGCCTTGCCGCCCGTAGGGCAAGGCGCAACTCGATCCGGCGAAAACCGAAGGTTCACTACCCTTCGGAACGAGCGCCTAGAAAATCACCAAAGTACAAACCGGGACGCCTATGTTTTAGGCTTGGCCTTTACGATCGTTTTTATGACTGAGATCAGGGGGTTACATGGACAAGATAAAGCATTGCTTTTCGTGTGGTAAAGAATTGAGCAAAAACGAGCACCACGAACCTTTGTTCGAGAGCGGACCGCACGAGTATGTGTGCTCCGATCCGGAGTGCGACAAATCAGCTCAGGAATATAGGCACGATAGAGACCTAGAGGCGGGGGAGTTTCAAGGATGAATGATCGAGAGCGCTACCTCGGCGATGGTCTCTATGCGTCTTTCGACGGCTACATGGTCACTTTGACGGCCCCGAGACAGAACGGCGCTACGCATTGGGTCGGGCTTGAGCCGACCGTATTTTCGGCCCTCATTCGATTCGCGCGAGATGTCGGAATGTCAACGGCCCCAGAGCGCTAGGTTCCTTCTTGACAGAAATGCAAAAGGCCCGGAGGTTTGAAACCTCCGGGCCCTTTTGCTTCTTGGAGGGGACCAATCCGCAAATACAGCGCGTAGTGTTGGGCACACGCACAATGCCACCATAGAGTGACATCACATGATGAAATTTGATCAATCTACAGCGAATGTCAAGCTTCCTCTGTCGTCAACTCCTGATCACTTACGTGTTGATCGTGCGGAGATGGATCGGAGGATTGCAGAGCGTCTTGCTCGCGGAATTTTAGACGCTTCGAAACAAGCGCCTCCAATTCGCGACTTGGAGCAATACCTTTCCACTCTGGATCATTCAAGGAAGGGTACGGCCGCGGCGCCTCAAGCTGTTGAACCCACCACGGTATCGGCCGATACTCCTTATCCAGAGGAAAGGTGGCAGGACCGGGAGGCTTCCGACCAAAGGGTGCAGAATGATCGAATGGTTGACGAGTATCTTGAGCAGGTTTCGAGCGGCCCGACGTGCCGAGAAACGACTGAGCGGACGCAGGAAGGTCTCGTTTCAAGAAAGCCTCACTCATTCATTAGAGCAGCCGCCGCTGTTGCCGCCAAGATTCAGAAATATATACCTAGAAGCCCTGAGAAACAAAGGGCTATCGAACTCCGAAGAATGATAGGTGGCAATCAGGGTCTGCCACCGTGGATTAGGAAGATGCTTACACAAGGCCAGCAAGCCGTTGCGCTGGTGATGTTTGAGCAGGATAGGCGATTTCAAAAGTGTGAGTTATGCAACGCGAACATAGCAGCGATGGCGGGCGTTGGACGGACTATAGTGGCCGAGACCAAAGCCATCTTGAAGGCTGCTGGTGAAATCTCATGCAAAGAACGACGCCTCTCGCAAGCAAGATCGCTGCCGACTGTGGTGAAGATCGTGTCCGCCAGACTATTGGACTGGATACGCAAAGGCCCGGTGGGGGGGTGGTTCCAGAAATCCGACAACAACAAGAGTCAGAACCGCTTCTACTTGCGGCCCTGCCCCAACGAAGTCGATAAGTCAAGGGGGGTTGTGGATAACTACCCCGACTCAGATGCGTCATTATGCCTCGATTCGACATGAATTTCCCGGCGAACTCCCCCTAGGGTGCAACCTGTAGCATCCCCCGGCGGGGATGACGGATTGCCGCACCCCCTTGACGCTCCCCGAAGCCATTCCACATAGAAAGAACCCTGTTC